TTAGAGCTGGTCTTTTTTGCCTGATACCGATTTGATACCAATCTGGAGCTTTTCCAGCTCCCCCCAGTCTGAGCTTGAGTTGAGCCAACGCGCATACGTCGTCAGCAACATTTGGACGCTGTGGCCAAGCTGCTGAGCGATGAATGCGGGGTTCATGTTGGACATTAAGCATATTGTCGCATAAGTATGACGGCAGTTGTACGGCGGCCGATGAGGCAGCGCTAAAGCCTTCAGCGCTGGCCTCCACTGTTTGTGCAGGTCCGACGTCTGTTTGATGTACTCGCTGTTCTTCGAAGGCGGGAACACGTAAGGCGTTGTTTTGATCTTGCCGATGCCGTTTGCACGACGCTCTGCGTATTGACGGGCGAACTCGAGCGCGTGCAGCGCTCGTTCATTTAGCAGAACAAAGCGGTCCTTGTTGGTCTTGGTTCGCTCCTCGACGAGGCCAAGCGCTACGGTGCGGCAGACATGTACCTGGCGTTTCACCAGGTCGACAGCATCCCAGCGCAACGCCGCGATCTCCGACAGCCGAAGCCCCGTGAAGAATGCGAACTCAAAGAATGCGGCATAGATACCGCTGGGCCAGTGCGTTGTCTGGTACAAGTGGGCAATGATGCGGTTCGCTTCATCCAAGGAGAACGGGCTGATCTCCTTTCGCGATCGCTTGGGTCGGTCTATCGTCGCGGCCGGGTTCTTCTTGATCAATTCTTCAGCTACTGCTGCTTCCAGAATCGTCGACAGTTTGACCAGGGCGTTACGCCGAACACCTGGCGATGTCCACTCCGTGGCCGCAATGATGCGGCGAAGGAGTGTGGTGGTGATTTGATCTATGCGAATCAGTGCCAGTGGCGGAATCCAGTACAGATTCAGTGCACCTTTGTAGTTGTTGCGCGTGCCGGTTGTGATGACTCGACCATCAAGCCAAAGCTGTGCGTATTCGTGAAAGGTTGGAATGCTGTTCAGCAGAACGGCTGAGCCGGGGAACAGCTCGGCGTACTTGGTATCATCCAAAAGACCGAGCTTGATCAGGCTTTTTACTTGATCGCGTAGTTGGGATGCAGCTTTAATGCCTTTCTGCGTCGCGGGGTAGGGGAGCGTTTCGCATCTGCGGACCCCGTTCCAAGTAAAACGAATCCTGAGGGATTTGCGGAAGAGTTCCACTCCACTGGGCAAATCCATTGTGCTTCTTGCCATTCCTCGTACCTTCTTTTGCTATACATAATGCGATGTCCCTGCTTGTTCCAGACCCCTTCGGGTATCTGTTTGCGTGCGCGGCGCGTCGCAAGAGCCCTAGACGAAATGCCTAGGAAATGGGCCATAACTTCCTCCGACACCTTATCTACGTCAGGGTGAGGTACGGATTCCAAACTGCTATTAGTCATTTCCTTAACCCTCCCTTCGATGTGAGTTAGGTGCTTCTTCCAATGAGCCCGGGGCCGGACGTTCCGTCCGTTGTGTCTGAGGGAAAAGTAACCACATCACGTAGCCTCCACAGTAAATTGGTTGGCGGTGCCAAGTGGTTGTCTTACTAAGCTGCCCTGGATTCCTGTTTGCAGCTGCGCAGCCATTGCAAGCGCCTGTTCGCGCAGCGATCGGGCATCACGCTCGAGCTTCTTGCCGGTACGAAAGGCGCTGAAGGTCTCGGCGGCGATCCGCAGCAGCTCGCCGATATCGACCAGCGTCTGGTGCTCGGCCGGGCCGAAGAGCGGACCTGCTTCAAATCGTTTGCAGGTGTGTGCCAAGCGCGTGTGATCGGCTCGGATGAACTGCAGGGAGGCCTGGAGCTCGCGGATGGTTTTGGCGCTTGCGGCGCGCTGGATGTCTTCACCCTCGCGCTGGCCGGTCTCCAGGCCATCGCTGCGGCCCATGATGTAACCGCCCCAGAGCAGCAGGGCGGCCAAAGCTATCAGGATGATCAGTGCACCGATTTGTATTGGGGTCATCATGTGGTGTGCTCCCGGGATTGTCGTTGGCTGGTGGTGACAGCCGTCAGTGGTGTGGGGGCCGCTTGGCGTTGGCCGTCCTGCTGTCGCTGCATGTCTTCATCAGCCTTGTAGGCGCGGATGTCGATCAGTGAGGCAACATGGCGTATGTGCGCGTACTTCAGGGCCTTGCGGCTGGTGTCCAGCGTGGTGATCGGGAGCTGGATCCGGCCGCTGTTGATCTCCGTCACGAACGATTGCTCGTTGAGATTGCGAAAGTACTGCTCGCGGACTTTTTCCAGCGGGATCAGGACATCACCGAAGATGCGATACAGCAGTTCAACGGTGGCCGATTCGGGCGCCGGATGCAGGCGAAGCGGATTCTGTGCAGCGTTACTCATGGCCTTGTCGAGCCTCCTTGCGTTGTTGTCGTGCCGGGTGGTTCCAGGCGTTCAGGCAGTGGCGTCTGGTCAGCTCGCGCAGATGTTCGGGCACTTCGAGGAGCGCGGCGTTGCGCTCCTCGCGTGTGCGCATGGCAACGATCTGGCGGGCGTACTCCCTAGGCCACGTCACGGCGATCTGCCGGGATGGCAGGAAGGTCGATGTCCAACTGCTCGGCCAGCCAGCGGATACCGGCCTGCTTCACCCGAGTCGACTGGCTGTACTGCATTCCGTGTTTCTCGTCATACCAGGGACTGTCCTTGACTCGCAGGTACGCTTTGTCGCGCTTCGGGGCCGCCGGCAGGTTTCTCTTGAGCAAACCTTTTTCTCGCATGAGAGCGATCAGTTTGGGGCGAGTGAGGCCGAGTTGAGCGGCTGCTTGGGCGAGGGTGCGTTCCATAACGTCCTCCTATGCTGCGTGCGCAGCTGGAGTGGCCGCTGCAGCAAGGTGGTTGATGGACTCAATGACCTTTGCGTAGATCTCGGCATCGGAGTCGTACAAGGTGAAGCAGCGCGTATGCGGGCTCTTGTTGCCGATGCTCAAGATAGCGGTGACGCCGCGGCGCGAATGGGTGCGATGCAGCGCCACATGCAGGGGAAGTTGAAAACCCATGTCGAGGCTAAGCACGCCGCCGGTGTGCACCAGTTCGAACACGCGCTGCTTGTCCTGGACATCAAAACGGCCGTATTGACGATCGGCATGCGGGCGATGCACCAGGTCGCTGGAGTTGCTCGCGTCGAACGGACCGTTGGCAATCTCTTCGATGAAGTCGGCGAGTTTGAGGTGCATCTTCTTGTCGTTCTGCAGGGTCAGCGTGTGGCGTTCGCTACCGAGTTCGACGACAAAAGTGCTTTCCACTGTGCCGCGCTCAGCCTTGAGGCGAAACGCCAGGCATTCACGTTTCGGTGCTGTTCGCAGGACGTGGTTGAAGGTTTCGGTCAGGTTGACCTGGGCGTTGAGCAACTGCAGGGTGCGGTTGTCGATCTTGTACTTGATCATGCCGCATGCCCTCCACCGTTCGGATCGATAGGAGAGGGCTGGCAGGACTTGGCAACAAGCTTGGGTTTGCTGTTATGAATGACGACCAGACAGCCCGTGGCGAGCTGCAGCTGTTCGATCAGTTTGCGATTGCTGACGCATGCCGGATGGACATGTAGGGATGCGGTGGCGCGCATGGTGATGCCTCACTGTGGCTGGAGAGTGAGGCAAGTAAACAATCTGTTTGGTTTTTGGTCAACACATTTTGTTTGGTGTCAGATCAGAGATGGGCCTTTCAATGGACGTATTGATGACCACCAAAATATGCGGCCAAGAATTACCACCCGCTGAGCCATGATCTGATCGAAGTCATAGTCTTCGTCAGCGTATTCCTGTGAATTGAAGCTCCTCATCTTGATGCCGTTGGCAGTACGTTGAAGAAATTTAATCCGAAAATGCCCGTCGTGGTCGATTGCGTACATTTCGCCGTCAACGATTCGTGTCATTCCCGTATCAATGCCGACTGTCGCTCCCGAAAGAATCAGTGGGTGATTACTGTTCCCGCTGTTGGTGGCAAATACAGCGTTTGAGGGATCTACTCCGCAAGTCCTCATCGTAGCTCGTGAAAAACGAAGCTTCGGCCCAGCGATCTCCTGCACCTCTGTACGCGCAACCTTTCCAGGTCCAGAGGATAATTCCACTTCCTTGTACAACCTTAGCTCCACCTCGTCATTGTCTATTGGTGTTTCTGAATCCCAAGGAGCCATTGGCTCCAGCACGTAAAGCGGCGAATCGTTAGCAGCCGGGCGTAATGGGTTTCGCTCAGTGCTCTTGGTCCGCATTGGTACATCCTTCCCTTCTAGCCACTCGCGCTCCACGACAAGTGTCAGCGCAACTTCGCCGACCATATAAGCGGGGACGCCCCTAGCTTTCCAGTTCGTGATGTTCTGGTCGTTCTCGAGATCGAGAATTCGAGCGAGCTGGGCCCCCGTCAATCCGGAGTTTTCGAGCGCTTCACGGAAGCGTTGGCCTTTGAGGTTTTGCGTTTGTTTACTCATAAACAGAATGTTACAGCGCTTGCATTCAGATGATAACAAACGTATTGTTTGGTCTTGCCGCTCAAAATGTTTGGTATGGATGACGTCATGAGTACACCTGCTCAGATATTCGATTTAGTACTGCAGGTTGCTGAGGCCTCCGGCAAAAGCCCTTCCCAGCTTTCGCGAGAGTGCAAAATCAGCCCTCAGAGATTCTTCAATTGGCGTCGGCGAGGTATTCCAGTCGCACAGGTTCGACATCTATCGAAAGCACTTTCTGGAGCGCTGCTACCTCATCAGCTTAGGCCGGATTTACCCGAGATATTCCCAGCCGAATCCGACGCTGAAATACAAGCTGCATAGAAAAAAGGCGACCCTAGGGTCGCCCAGTTTCTCCCGACAGCATCACCACAACGCAGTCGGGTCGCGATGTCGGAAGGCGAGCACACCACATGCCGCCGACTTTCACCGCGTTTCCAAGGCTCGGAAGCCTTGGCGTTGCTGCCGTTCTTACCACAGAGCTGGCAGCTGTTGCGCCAGGGGGGAACAACGGATTGTTCGCCCCGGCACGGTGCCGGTGTTGGTCTTACGAACCTAGCCGGCTTTGGGCCTCTCCAGACCACGCGGCAAATGTATCACCAACTTCTGTCGCGCGGCACTGGCAACTTTTAGGATTAATGCCATGAGCCGTATCGCTCTCAGTTCTCTGGAACGGGCGCAGCGGGAAATCCTGCCGCTCGATTTAGCGCTGTACCACGCCGCTCGCGATTACCCGGGCGGCGCTGCTGCCATCGCTGCCACGACCGGTCGTAACCCGACCACGCTGCAACACAAACTGTCGCCGACCCACCCGAGCCACTCCATCAACATTCAGGAATTCGGCGAGATCCTCGAACTGACCAAGGATCGCCGCATTCTCGATGCGGTGCATGCGCTGGTCGGTGACACGATCTGGCAGGAGCTGGCCGACACCTACACCAACGACATGCCCGAGACCCTGACCTCGGGTATCGCTGAATACTTCCGCCAGGTCGCGGATCTCGCCGAGACCTGGGCCAAGAGCATCGGCGACGGTGTCGTCACCGATCAGGAACTCGCGGCTATTCGTCTGCAGGTGTTCCGGGGCATTCAGGGGCTGCTGGGTTTGTTCAACCGCGCCACCTACGTCAACCAGACGACGCGAGGTGCTGACCGTGGCTGACATCGCCGATTTCGCCAACGATCTGGTGCAGGAACGTATCGATCAGGCCATGGCCGCGCGCAGCGCTGCCAAGGCCGAAAGCGCTGCCCATTCCTTGCTGTTCTGCGAAGCCTGTGACGATCCGATCCCGGAAGCCCGTCGTCTGGCCCAGCCGGGTTGCTCGCAATGCATCAGCTGCCAGTCCCTCTCTGAGCGGGGGATTCAGCATGCTCGATGAGGTATTGGGCCAATTCGCCGATTACGGTCTGGAGCCAGCGCAACCACTGGTGTTCGGCAAGCTGACCCGCTGCAAGACATCGCAGGACAAGGGCAAGGAAAAGAACGGCTGGTACGTGGTCCACGAGCAGCGCACGGAGAAGGGCGACACGCTGATCTTCGGCGCTTTCGGTGACTGGCGTTCGGGCGAGACGCAGAAGATCAAGGTCAAGGCCGGCCGCATGTCGCCGGAAGAACGCGAAGTGATGCGCGCCCGTCAGGAAGAAGCCAAGCGCCGCGCCGCCGAAATCGCGAACAACGCTGCGCGGCGGGCCGCGAAAAGGGCGCAGGGTTTGTTCGAGCGCATGCCGACCACCGGGCGCAGCGATTACCTGGACCGCAAACAGATCGTTGGCATCAATGTGCGTTACGCGCCGCGCACCGGTGCCGTGCTGGTCCCAATGAAGAACGCCCGTGATCAGATCATGGGCCTGCAGGTGATCTTCCCGAACAAACAGGAAGACACCGGCCGCGACAAATCTTACTGGCCTTACGGGATGGCAAAGGAGGGCACCTTTCACCTGCTCGGCCCGCATCCGGTGCCGGGCGAACCGGTGCTGGTTTGTGAGGGTTACGCTACCGGCGCCAGCCTGCACATGGCGACGTCGCTCGCCGTGGCCGTGGCCTTCGATGCGGGCAACCTGTTGGCCGTGTGCAAGGTCATGCGCGAGCGCTTTGCCGGCTGCCCGCTGATCATCTGCCGCGACGACGACTGGAAAACCACCAAGCCCAACGGCGATGCCTGGAACCCCGGCGAAGAGAAGGCGAGCAATGCCGCGCTGATCGTTGGTGCCCAGGTCGTTGCACCGATCTTCGCGCTCGAGCGTCACGACAAGTGGACCGACTTCAACGACCTGCACGTCGCTGAGGGTTTGGACGCGGTGCGTCGACAAGTGCTCGCGGTGGTCCGTCCGCCGGCGGCCGGAGGCTGGAAAGATCAACTGGCCCGCAGCGAGAGCGGCGCCCTGATCGCGCACATGCAGAACGTCGAACTGATCCTCGCTCACGACGAACGCTGGGCCGGGGTGATCAGCTACTGCGCTTTCAGCTCGAAGATCGTCAAGCTGCGTGCGGCGCCTTATGGCGGTGGCACCGGGGAGTGGGCCGACATCGACGACGTGCGCGTCATGAAGTGGCTCGCACAGCAGTACAACCTGCGTGTGAAATCCTCGCACGTGATCGAAGCGGTCAGCGTCGTGGCCCACGACCACGCGTTTCATCCGGTGCGTGAGTACCTGAAAAAACTCGAATGGGATCGTGTGCCGCGCCTGGAGCGTTGGCTGACGGATGTCATGGGGGTGAAGGCAACGGATTACACCTCCAAGGTCGGCAAGCGCTGGATGATCTCCGCCGTGGCGCGGGTGATGAAGCCGGGCTGCAAGGCCGACTCGGTGATGATCCTCGAAGGCGTACAAGGCGCCGGTAAGTCGACCGCGATGAGCGTGCTCGGCGGTGAGTGGTTTATGGATACGCCTTTCGCCCTCGGTGACAAGGACGGCTTTCAGGCGATTCGCGGCAAGTGGATTGTCGAGCTCGGCGAGCTGGACAGCTTCAACAAGGCCGAGAGCACCAAGGCCAAGCAGTTCTTTTCGGCGTCCACCGACACCTACCGCGAAAGCTATGGCCGCAGAACGCTGGACGTGCCACGCCAGTGTGTCTTCGTCGGTACTACCAACCAGGACGAGTACCTTAAGGACGCCACCGGCAACCGTCGCTATTGGCCGGTGGCCTGTACCAAGGTCGATGTGGCGTTGCTGCGCGAGATCCGCGACCAGCTGTGGGCCGAAGCAATGTTCTGTTTTGAGGCCGGCGATCTCTGGTGGGTAACGCGAGAGGAAGCGCCGATGTTCAGCGAGGAGCAGGACGAACGCTTCGTCGTGGACGAATGGGAAACGCCGATCCTGACCTGGCTCGAAGAGTCGCAGATCGGCGAGACCACCACCGGCAGTGAGGTGATGAGTCAGGCGCTCAAGCTCGATCCCGGTCATTGGGGCAAACCCGAGCAGATGCGTGTGGGCGCGATTCTGCATCGACTGGGCTGGCGACGGTTCCGTCTGGGTGCCTTGAGCAAGAGCGGCCAGCGGCCTTGGGCGTACAAGAAACCTGAGGGTTGGGGCAGGGCACCTGCGCTGGAGCAACCTCAGTTCGAGGAGCCGTGCTTCGATGATTAAAGCGATCGACATGGCCCTCAAGCAATGGGCGCAGGAGCTGCACAGCGACGAGGTCGCCGCCGGTTATTCGGGCGGCAACATGGTCGCGATGATGATGGAGAGCGGTGGCCAGCTCGTGCGCGGCAGACGCGGGAGCAAGGTGCCGCTGGAAGCCTCGCTGGACATCGAGCGCATCGTCAAGAAACGCCTTGATCCCGAGTTGATGACGGTGGTCCGGGTGCATTACTTTCAGCCTGATGCGCCGTTGGCGGCACGTCTGGCCGAGAGTGGCTGCACACGCAACCTCTACTACCAGCGCCTGCATGACGCTCACATCGTGGTCGAGCACTTCCTCCTGGGGGAAGCGGCTTGATCGTGGGTATCCCTCTGGCTCACGCCGTCCCACCGGCCCGCCTCCGTCCCACTGCTTTTTGCAGTGGTGGGACGGGCGCAGGCCCCGTCGTTGTTGGGCTGTCCCACCGTCCCACCTTTTTCATGCCTCCCGCCCGTGTGTGCGTAGCGGGTACAGGTACGCGCGTTTACGCGCACGCGTGCTTTTTAAATTTCTCTCTATACACGAGAAAAGAGAAAGAAAAGTAGGACGGTGGGGCAAAGCCCCAATCTGCGGGGCTTTCAGACGTCCCACCTTGTTTTACAGAGGTGGGACACATGGGACGCCGCCGAAACACCAGAAGCAGAAGCCAGCCGGGTTGAGATATTCACCGACATTCGCCAGCCGTTCACCGGGCGTCACCCACACATTCACCGGAGGGCATTAAAACGGTCTTGCTGCCACCAGAATCGACCTGTAAAAAGGGGCCATCTTCGATGGGTGCGACCGCCAAGCGCGGCAGGCCACCCACTACCTGACCCGGCCATAGCGCCGGGTCTTTTTGTTTAAGGGGCAGGGCAATGACGAACGAGCAACAGGCGCTGGCAGAGATGCCGATCTGGTTGGTGATTGCCCTGTCATTGGTGGGCGGTGTATCCGGCGAGATGTGGCGCGCTGACAAGGACGGAGCACGAGGTTGGGCGTTACTGCGCCGCCTAGCACTTCGCTCCGGTGCCTGCATCGTCTGCGGCGTGTCGGCGATGATGTTGCTGTTCGGTGCGGGCCTGTCGATCTGGACGGCGGGCGCCCTGGGATGCCTGACCGCGATGGCCGGCGCCGATGTCGCCATCGGCTTGTACGAACGCTGGGTCGCCAAGCGGTTGGACCTGAACGAGGCCGAGCCGAAGGCATGAGCCGAGGAGGCCGGACGGGGCGAAAATTTCACGGGTCCTCCCTGAGGGCCGCCCCCTACACGGGTTATCGAACTCGCGGAATCTCTCTAGCTGAAACCTTCGCAGGGATGTCCGTCTTTCCAAGTGGAGTACGGGCCTCAGCACTGATAACGATCACGGATGTGCTGGTTGTAATAGGCGCCTTTGGACACCGCGGCCATCAAGCCATTGTGTATGGCCGATGGGACGCCGCAGAAATCGTAAGGGTGACCCTGTTCAAAGCGGATCCTCATTCGTCTCGTTGCTGGGTCATAGCCAACGGCGGTCATCGCACTGGAACGCACGGCAATCATGTCCATGACATCTCTCCCTATGACGGATCGTCCACTGATGCTAGTCGAGCGAGGCGGATCTGCAGCCCAGGCCACCGAAAAGTCGCCGGGGACCCTGAGGACTTTCAAAGGACACGGGGTCGGAAACCCGCGGGATCGTGTTAGTGGGAGGCCCGCCAGCTTACTGAAATTTCAATCCACTGAAATCTTGAAAGGATTCATTGAAAAGCCGCTGAAAAGGAGGGCTTATGAGCACAGCTACGTACCTGACAAAGAGCGCCTTCGCTGCGCACATCGGCCGATCACCGAGCTATATCACCTGGCTGAAAGAGAATGGCCGGCTGGTTCTGTCACCCAACGGCAAGCAGGTCGACGTGCTGGCCACTGAAGCGTTGATCCGCGAAACCGCCGACCCAAGCAAGGCTGCCGTCGCTGCTCGCCACCAACAGGACCGGCTTCAGCGTGATGTGTACAGTCACGTCGCAGACAAATCCGAGCCGACTAACATGGCTGCGCCGCCGCCCGTTGACCCTGCTCAGGGGCAGACTCCGGACTTTCAGAAAGCACGAGCGCATCGAGAGCATTACCTGGCGCGGATGGCTGAGATGGAGTTTCGCAAGGCGCAGGGTGAACTGGTCGAGATCAGCTTCGTGCAGAAGGCTGCCTATGAGACGGCACGTTCGCTCAACCAATCGCTGATGAGCTTGTCGCCTCAATTGGCGCCGCATTTGGCTGCGCTGTCGGATCCATGGGAAGTGGAACGACAGCTGACCGCTGCACTACGTCAACGGCTCAACGAAGCGGCTCAAGTGTCCAGCGACGATTTTGGCGTCGTATTGAGCGAGTGCTGA